GTTTCCCAGTCACGATCGGGAGGGTAGGGGTAGGGGTAGGGGGCTTTAGCAGGGCCGTGACATGGGGTAAACCCACTTTCCACCCACACCAAAAACAATATAAAACAAAAATCATCAATACGTCATTTCAGCCCCATAAGTGCAAATTTCACAATTCGTTCTTAAGTGGCTTATAATGGGTTTAGGTGTTCAGCACTTCTATCCCCCTTTGGGAGTGTTGGAGCCTGGATAATTGGTTAGCCCCATACAGTTGGTCTTGCATGCGCTGGCTGGTGGGGCTTTAAACAATTTGTTGCGGAGTAGTTCAGTGGTAGAACGTTCGATTCATATTCGAGAAGTCACGGGTTCGAGTCCCGTCTCCGCTACCAAATAAGATGGAGTAGTTATGGGTAGAGCTAGGAAAGATCAATCGAGTTTGAAGCGTAAGGAAGTTGAGGCTTCTGGGTCTGTTGATGCGAGAGTAGAGATAATTGGACAACGGAAGCAGAGGTTGGCGAGTACGGCTCAGTTTGATCCTGTAGTTGCGTTTAAGATGAAGAAGGGTGGTCTTACCTATAAGGAGATAGCGGAGATATTGACTCCACCTGGTCGTGAGAAGCCGTTGAGTGAGGCAGCGATACAGAGGGCGTTGGATCGTTTGGTTGGGAAGGATCAGAAGCACATATTGAGTTCGAAGTATTTGGCTGAGCGGAATGCTGAGTTGAAGCGGGATTTGATGGAGGAGAAGCATGTTCAGGCGTTGAAGGCGATTACGCCGAAGAAGTTAAAGAAGGAGTCGGCTAAGGATAATGCGATGACAGCTAAGATGTTGCACGAGCAGCTGCGTTTGGAGGAGAATAAGTCTACGAAGAATGTTGCGGTGTCGTTTGCTGGGATGGTTGAGCGTTCTGCTGGAGGAGATGGGTTGTGAGTATGGAGATTACGAGGGCGGAGTATGATCTTCTGGTGAAGAGTATCGATGGTGTTTCGGATACGACGGGCAAGATATTCGAAAAGATTGACAAAATGTTTGAGAAGATGGAGGAGATTGCTACGAAAGCGATCATCTTGGAAGAGTGGCGGAAGAGTCACGAGCATCAGACGGATATTCACGTTGGGGAGATTAATACGCTGAAGAAGCGTGTATCTGTGTTGGAGAATTATCGTTGGTTTTTGGTGGGGATTTCTATAGCGGTATCGTCGCTTATCGGGATAATTATTCAGTTGCTTATGGTGTTGTATGGCGGAAAGTAGCGCCAAGGCGATAGGTAAGATCAAGTATTGGCGGTATCATCCGTACGAGTTCGTGTTGGATGTTTTGGGTGCTAAGCCACTTGAGTATAGGAAGGAGCATCCGGAGGCGAAGGTGGTGACCAATCAGCAGAAGGAGGTGCTGGTTGATATTGGCAAGTTGGTGTTTGCGAAGAAGTGTTTGGAGTTGAACAAGACTCATCATAAGCAAATTGAAGAATTGGCAGCGAGTGTTGATCTTGAGTTTACTTATGATGATTTTAAGGTTCTGATCAAGAAGACGGGGGCGTCAATCAAGTCGGGTAAAGGGGCTGGAAAGACGACGTTGGAGGCATGGCTTCTTATATGGTTCTTGATGTGTTGGAACGAGGCGGTTGTGGTGTGTACGGCGTCGAAGTTGGATCAGGTCAAGGACGTGTTGTGGCGTGAGGTGAGTAAGTGGATCAAGCGCTCTGAGAAAGAGGGTAAGTATGGGTCTATTGTAAAAGAGTCGCTGGAGGTTCATGGCGAGAAGATTTTTATGAAGGGTCATTCTGGTGAAGAGGGTAAGGAGTGGTATGCGATTGCTCGGTCTGCGTCTACGGCTGAGGCAGCGGATACGCCAGCTGAGACGTTACAGGGTTTCCACTCTCAGCATATGATGATCCTTGTGGATGAGGCGACGGGTGTTCCGGACAATGTGTTTATGCCTCTGGATCAAACGTTATCTGATCCGGTGAACTTTTTGTTGATGACGTATAACCCGACTCGGACGAATGGGTTTGCGTATCGGTCTCAGCATAAGCTTCGAGATGAGTTTATGTGTTATCGGTGGAACTGTGAGGAGTCTGAGAACGTATCTAAGGAATCGATTGAGCGGATTGCACGTAAGTATGGCAGGGATTCGAATGCGTATCGGATCAGTGTCCTGGGTCTGGAGCCTGTAGGGGATTCTGACTCTGTTATTCCGCTGGAGTGGGTTCAGGCAGCGGTGGATCGGGATATTGCTGTTGATAATGATGACCCAATTATCTCGACGGTGGATTTGGCTCGTCAGGGTGATGATAAGTCGATCATTATGACGTGTCAGGGCATGAAGGTCTGGGATGAGATCAAGTCGTTTAATGGACAGGACACGATGGAGATGGCGGGTTGGATATCGTTGCACATTGTGAATGAGGAGCCTACGGCAACGGGTCTGGACGTCATTGGTTTGGGCTGGGGTGTTAAGGACAGGCTTCGTGAGATGGGTGTTAAGGTCTTTGGCATTAATGTATCTGAGAGCACGAGTCGTAAGGAGAAGTTTGAGCGACTTCGGGATGAGCTTTGGTGGAAATGCAGAAAGGCGTTTGAGGAAGGGTCTATCTCTATTCCGGACGACGAAGAGCTGATCTATGAGCTGTCGAGTGTGAAGTATAAGATCGAGAGTAATGGTAAGATAAAAGTGGAGTCCAAGCGTGAGATGAGGAAGCGTGGAATGGCGTCTCCGAATAAGGCAGATGCGCTTGTGATGAGGTTCTATTTTAATGATAGCGTTTACAGGAAAAAGCGTGTCGAAGATAAATATGAGCGTGATAGAATGAAAAAAAAGAAACGGATCAGATCGGATTCGTGGATGGCGGTGTAAAGGTGGTTGCGAGTGGGGCGAACACTCATGTTGCAGCTGGTATTATGGGATATCTTGCAAAAGTGGTTTAATGTTATTATAGAAAAAGGAGCTGATTAAAATGACAATGGGACAGAATAGTTCTGGGCATAAAGCCCCTCAAGATTACAATGGAGCCAACATTACGTTTGCTGCTCCAGCTGCGGTTACAGTAGCCAATACGACTACTGCTGCGGTTGCTGAAAATTCGAACCGGAAATATTTGTCTGTAACGAATGATTCGGATGAGGTTATGTATCTTGCATTTGGAAATAATGCTGAGATGAATAAGGGTTTGAGGCTTAATGCCAACGGTGGAACGCTGGAGTGGATTGGCCCGAATATCTTTACGGGTGCATTGAATGCGATCTGTGCGTCCGGAAGCAAGACGCTTATCTATCAAGAAGGAAGTTAAGGAGGTCAGCTATGAGTTTGAAAGGAAATGTTACTGTTAAGGGTAATTTACCCGTTAATGATGCCTATTTGAAGGTATCTCGTGTTGAGATTACTAATGGTAGTGGCGCTGAAGTTGTATGTGGCGTCTATGTTGATGAAGAAGAGAATAATAAGGGAAACCTTATCGAGATCAAGAAATATTCGTGTTCTACTGACGATTTTGATTTGTTCTTTTCTGAGCCTGTCGTTAAGGAGTCTGGCAAGTCTGTGATTTCTCAAGCGTATGAGTACCTGAAATCACTCAATGAGTTTTCAGGAGCAACAGACGTATAATGCCAAATCTGCGACGTACAACATTTGACCAGGATCATTATCACCTTTACTTCGTTCGAGATGATGGAACTGGTATTACGTCGCCACACCCAGAGGATGGCCATGTACACGAGGTTCAGTACCAACCTGCTGAGCCTCCTGTAATTGACGAGTCTACGGGTGAAGTTTTGGAGCCAGCCAAGCCAGAGCGGTTGGAGATACTTGAGGCTGCTAACCACAAGCACAATGACGAAGAGATTATTTTTGAGGTTCAGCCTGATCCTGTCGTTGATGGGACGGATATGGAGCTTCTTAATGAGCTGAAGGTTCTTGCCAAGCAAGCTATTGAGATCGAGAAGGATTTCCGTGACCGAGGGAAGACCGCTGTGAAGTTTAGACGAGGGGATCAGTGGGATTCTGACCTGAAGTCCGAGCTGGAAGCAAAACAACGAGCTTGCATCACGGTAAATGAGATTGCTCCTATCGTGAATGTGCTTTCTGGACACCAACGCCAGAACAGAACGGATATTAAGACATTCCCTATCGAAGATGCTGACCCAAGAGGCGCTGAGATAGCGAATATTATTATCAAGTACCTGCTGGATAAAGCAAACTTCGCTCAGCACGAGTCGAAGGTGTTTATCGACCAGGTAGTTGTGGGTAGAGGATTCTTCGATGTGTACGTGACCTTCGATCAAAGCTCGGAGGGAGATATTCGGATCGTCCGATTCAAGTGGGATCACATCTTTTTAGGCCCACACGAGTATGAAGACGCTTCCGATCTGGAATACTTGATCAAAACGAAGTGGTACTCCAAGTCTAAGCTCAAATCGATCTACCCTGATAAAGCTGACGAGATTGATACAGACATGGCTCTTTACGAAAAGGGCATGCCTGAATTTGATGAGGTTACGCCTCACAAGAACATCCCTGGTGATCAGTACAATGCAGAGAATGTTTTACTACCTCAGAACTTAGGTGGAGAATTGCTTGTAGATGTACAGAAAAAGAACATCAGGTTGATGGAGCTTTGGAGAAAAAGGCATAATGAAGTTAAGGTATTGGTGAATATTAGTGATCCGGAAAACGAGTTTATCTATGAGAACAGCGCACTTCTATCAAAGGAAGATTTCAAGAAAGCTTCATCCATTGATGGCATGGAAGTTAGAAATGTTCCTGATTGGCAAATGGAAGTCATCACGGTTGCCGGAAGTACAGTTCTCGAAAAACGTGTATCTCGATTAAAGGAATTTAATGTTGTTCCAGTATATGCGTCAAAAGATGATGATTATGTTCAAGGGAAAGTGGAGCCACTTATTGACCTTCAGAAAGAAATTAACAAACGCCACAGTCAGGCAGTCGATGTTATTAACCGATCCAATAACGACGGATGGTTCTACGATGATGAGACGTTCGCAAGCGAGAAAGAGGAAAAGCTCTTCCTCGATGCAGCCAACACGCCAGGGTGGGCAGTTAAGGTACGTGACCTTAATCGCAAGCCGGAGAAGGTAGAGCGAGGACGGTTCCCAGCTGAGTTGGTGAATATGCGTGAGCTTGCCTCTGGTAAGTTGAAAGATATCGCTGGTGTGACCAACGAGGTTCTGGGTCTGGAATCGAATGCCAAGTCTGGTGTTGCGATTGCAAGACGACTTCGTCAGGGTCTGACGACCAACGATTACCTGTTCGACAATTTATCTCTGGCTAAAAAGCAACTTGGCCGAATTGTGATCAAGATGATTCAAGATGTATTTACAGTGGATCGTGTGATGAAGATTCTTCACGATCAGAATGCTGTTGAGCCGTTTCAGGTTACTGATGCTACTGGTGAGCAAGTTGAGTTCAGCAAGATCGACAAAGAGTTTGTCAGATCATTTCTTGAGAACGTGGACTTCACCAAATACGATGTATCCATTTCTGAATCTGCAAATAGTCCGACGAAAAATCTTGATCGATTCCTTACACTTACTGAGTTGATGGCATCTGGTGCAATGAATGAGATTTCAATTGACCTGGCTAAGCAAGCAGGGATCATTTCCCCATCCGATGCTGATAAGTATAAGCGTATGCTTCAGGATCAAGCCAAGGCTGCTCAGGCTGCTCAAGAGGCGGATCATAAAGCTCAAAATGCACGTACTCTAATCGCTCAAGGAATTAACCCTGAGACCATGGAGCCACTACCTGCAACGGGATTCCCACAATAGTTATCCACAAGTTATCCACAAGTTATCCACAATTTGCTAACAAGTTATCCACAGTGTTATTATGAAAAAAAGACACCGATATGACACTGGAGGAAAAAATGAGCGATACCGAAACGACACAGGACTTGCAAGGCGAAGAAGCAGTATCAGATAGTGCCGAACAGACAACCGAAACTGAAGAAAGCTCTATAGATATTGAAAATTTGTCTCAAGTGGACATGGCTAACCTAAGCGATGAAGACTTGGCTAAGTTGCAAGATCAGCCCACTTCCGAAGAGGAAGAGACTGATGAGACCGACCAAGTTGATAGTGAGGAAGAAGGAGAGGAAGGCAATCAGCCCCCGAAAAATCAGCAAGGCGAAGACTCGGAAAACAGAACCGATGCGGAGCGAATAGCTGAACTGGAAAAGCAGTTATCTGTCCTGCAAAAGAAGAGTGACGACAGAGGAAACTTCATCGAAAAACAGAAATCGATGATCAATGGTCTCCTCAAAAAAGTAGACACTCTGAAGCTAAAAAAAGCCGATCTTGATAATAAAACATCAGATCAAGGTTTTTGGGACAACCCTAACGAAGCTTTGAAGGCGAGGGAAGAAAAAACTGAGGTTGAATCCCAGTTAGCCGACGCTCAGAAAGAACTTCATTATCGACAGAACAGACAGTCTATTGAGCAGGTAGTTCCTGATTACAAAGACTTGGTCGATGATATTGTTGATTATTTGAAAGAGGTCGATCCGGCACGAGAAGTTGAGATTGATGGCGAAAAGAGAATGGTTGGGACAACAGATGAGGTCATTGAGCAATTCAAAAAAGACCCGTTTATTATTCCAGCAAGCTCAGCAATCAATTTCGTGAATGGAGCCAGAATGTTCAAATCGAACAAACTACTTCAGGAAAAAAACGAGATCATGTCAAAGAAGCCTCGAAAAATACTAGATAAAGTCAATCAAGCAGCTAATCACCGAACTGCAACATCTGCACCAGGAGCAACAACGAAAAGAAGTACGTTGGACGCTTCTCAAGCAGACCTAGCTCGAATGTCTGACAAGGAATTGGCAGAATATACAAATCAAATAGAGCAACAACTAGGAAGGTGAAACTAAATGTCTACTACAAGTTTTGCATCGGGTAACGCTCTTACCGTCAAGCACTGGATGGCGAAGAGTGAGCAACTGTTTCGTGACGCTGCGAAAGAGTCTTACTTTTTACCCCGTTTCGGTTCTGCAGGTAAGAACTCGATTGTTTATGAAAAGAAAGAATTAATGAGCAAGAAAGGTGACAAGATCACTTTCGGAATCCGTATGAGGTTGTCCGGAAATGGTGTTGGCCCTGGTCAAACGTTGGAAGGGAACGAAGAATCTCTAACCACTCATGACTATTCAGTTACGATGACTCGACGACGTCACGCCGTTCGAGTTGAGAACGGACTTTCTGAACAGCGAATCCAAATGGATCAGCTTGAAGAAGCTCGTCTCGCACTCGTTGATTGGATGGCTGAGTACATCGATGAGACTCTGTTTACGGCCCTTAGAGGAACTCCAACAACCGTATGGTACAACAACAACGGAACGCCTACTAAAGCCACAGCTGCTGCTGCTAAAGCTGCAATTACGGCTGCTGAGGACAAATTGACTCCGAAGTTGATCTCTGCTCTACGAGCTTGGGCTGTTACTGGTGGAAACCGTTCTCAGACTCCGCTTCGGCCAATTATGGTGGATGGACGAAAAACTTTCGTTCTACTTATTCACCCTGACGTTGCGTTCGATCTGAAAAACGATTCTACTTACGCTCAGGCGAAGCGTGAAGCTGATGACAGAGGAAAGAAGAACCCTCTATTCACTGGAGCGCTTGGTGTTTGGGATAACGTTGTTATTCACGAGCACGAGAACGTGTACATTGCAACTGATGCTGGCGGAAGTGCTGATCAGCCTTACGCTGAATGTTTCTTGCTTGGTGCTCAGTCTCTATGTTGGGCATGGGGTAAGCGAGAGCGAATGGTTGAAGAGGATTTCGACTACGAAGAAGAGACAGGTATTGCTACTCGTCTTAACTACGCAGTAGGTAAACCTCAATTCAACAGCAAAGATTACGGTAGTATTGGTGTATTTGTTGGGCGAACTCAGATTTCTGACGCATCATAAGGAGGATAAAAAATGCCAAATATAACAGCTATGAAGCAAGACTATATCCGCCAAGGTCTGAAATTGGTGGAGCAAGTGATTCACGTTACTTTGGATTTCGATGCAAATAATGTGGCTGCACTCGATACTGTTGAGATTGCTGATCTTCCTGTCATCGACGGAGGATTCATCATCCCAACTGAGTTTATCTGTGAGGTTGAGACTGAAGATGGTGAAACAGCTACGGCTGATTTCGGTTTAAAACCAACTTCTGGCTCTTCTTTTACAGCTGATCCGAATGGATTGGATGATGCTGTAAACCTTAACTCTGCTGGCGTTTACGCCGGAGTTTTGGGAACAGACGCTCAAATGGGTGCAAGGATTGACGTAGACAACGGAGCTACTTTATATATGACTGCTGACCACGCCCTTGAGGATGGTAAAGCACACGTCACATTGAAGTATTTCGCTGTTGGGTCTGATCAAGACTTTAGTTCGTAATTAGCAATCGGAGCGGGTGAGTGCTAACGTGCTCACCCAGCCCCGAACAGGAAGGAGAATGTCATGGGTGTAATTAAACCAACTGGTGCATCTCAAAAAGACATTGTTGCCTTGCTTGTTGCTTTAACGAGCTCGGTCGTCAATTTGAGACTCAATCTTATTGCAGCGTATCAGAAGATGGATGCTGATTTTGCAGACGTTACCAATGCGTCCGTTGACTACGAGTCTGTACTCGGAGCCGGTGGAAGTGATGACGATGCTCTCATTGCAGCTCCAGCTACTGTAAATGGTAATGAGGTAACTGTGTAATGCCTGTAAATGATTGGACTTTAACAAGAGCGAAAATCATTAACATGGCGTTACGCCTGATCGGTGTTCTCCCTACTGGGGAGGACACTTCTTCAGATTTTATAACCAACCAGACCAGTGAAGCTCAAGATGCCCTGAACATGATTCTTCAGGCGCTACAAAATGAAGTTGGGAACCCGTTTAAGAAGTCTCAGCTGTCGGTTCCACTTATCTCTTCCGAGGAAGTTACTGGCTCTGATGCGAATATCTACACGGCGATCCGGACGCACACTACTCCGAATGCCTCAACATGGGCATCATCAACCGCCTACTCAAAAGGCGATCTTATTTTCCCTTCAACTAGAGGTGGGTACTATTACCAGGCGCAGGGTGATGGCACGTCAGATGGAAGCGAACCTACGTTTCCGGAGCAGCCAGGAGCCACTGTTGCTGACAACGATATTACGTGGAAAGCCTTCCCAGATACTAAGCCCGTAACAGGCGCTGCGTACAAGCAATACTGGGAGCAGAAAGGGTCTACAGGTAGTGTTTATGCTCAGAATACTGAGTATCGAGCAATTAAAGATTGCCAGCTCGATCCAAACACACTTGAAGTCAACCAGGTGTGGTACAGAGAAGATGTCGATGATGATGTTGAGATTGAACTCATATCGAGGGAACAATACAACGAGATTGTAGATAAGACGGAGACCGGAGACCCGATTTACGCATACTTTGATGACACCTTCACGCCGATGCTTAGATTGTGGCCTCAGCCTGAAGATACCGACTACCTGATCATCTATGATGCCACCACCATATTCAACGATATGGACTTAGGCGCTGATACAGGAATTAGTACCGAGAACTTCCTGAATCGCTGGATTAAATTCCTTGCTTACGAGCTTGCGACGCACCTAGGGGAGGAATATCAGGTAAAAGAAGGAAAGCTACTACGTCTGGAAAGAAAAGCAGAAAAGTTCAAGAAGCTTGCTATAATAAAGGACAGGGACAACGTTGGAAATCGCTTCACAAAAGGATCATATTGCAGATAAGGAGTCAGCATGAAAGTAAATGTAAAACAGTATATCCTGAACTTGAAGGGTGAACCTACTGAGGATAAAACAATAAATCCAAAGACAGGGGAAACTATAAAAGTTCATAATCCAACGATTGGAGAGGCTTTAATGAACGCACTGATGTCGTCTTACAAAGATGATTCTGAGTGTTCTGGAGAGGATAAAATCAAGCGATTTAAACTTGGTTTAAGAATCGAAGAGGCCAAAGATGGCGTTGTTGAGTTTACTACAGATGAAATCACATTCATCAAAAAGTATCTTAACAAGGCTGGATTCCCACCAATTGCCTACACAAGGTGCGATGAAGCCCTTGAGGGTAAAAAGGTAGAATCCAAAGTAAAAGAGGAGAAGTAAAAGAGTGGCGACTAAAGCAGCACAGGTTGAGTCGGCCTTAGCAGGCTACCTAGATAAGTCTGGAAATCCACTTCAATCTGGAAAGCTTTACACGTACGAGGCAGGGACTTCCAACCCTGCCACTACGTGGCAAGACGTGGACAAGGTTACTCCTCATGCGAATCCAGTTATCCTTGACGCTCAGGGTCAGAGGCTCATTTTTGGTGATGGTCTCTACAAGTTTGAGATCAGAGACGCCAACGATAATTTAATTGAGACACGGGATAACCTTCAGTATTTCTACATCCAAGAGGCACTTAATGAGGTCGAGACAATATCTGCAATTGATGCGGATGGTATTACCATACAGGACGATGGTGGAAACACCGGAATTACCCTAAAAGATGGTGGTAACATCGGGATCAAAGAGGATACTGACCCTCAGACAGCCTTTGGGGTTGCAGGTAGCGATACGAGTGCATACGCCTCATCTATCAACGTTACGCCAGTGGGTTCTGATGTTGCCAGAATCCGGAACGTAAGTGCCTCCGGAAACTGGGTAGGGATTATGATGGAGGCTGGAACCAGCCCAGGTATTGCTCGACTCATTACTGAAAAAGTATCTGCTAACGAGACCAACTTTCATATTCAGCTCAAAGACTCTTCAGCTGCATCAACTACTGATGAGCAGCTTACTCTGACATCAGAGGGAGATTTAACACTGGGTAATAGTGTGAATGTTGGTAACGTTAAAATCTCTGGGAACACTATTGAGTCTATTTCTGGTGATTTAAACTTAAATCCCGTATCTGGATCGGATGTTGTAATTGATTCCTACTGGGAATTTGATGGCAATATTCTTACAGGTTTGCTGGATTCTGATATGACACTTACAGCTCCGGCTGGAAGGTCTGTGAATGTAGAGCTTGTTGAGTTTGATAATCAGGCGGTATCGAATGTCAGCAACTTAACCATGTCTGGAACACTTGATCTTGGCACAAACACCATTGCAGACGGGCAGGTAAATGGTAACTGGGATTTTAACAGCGGTAACTTTACAGAGGTTGGCCAGATATCTATGGGTGCTGGTGGCATGGTTATTGGAGAGGGAACTGTATCTGGTGATGTAAATTTTGATTCGAATACACTTGTTGTTGATTCTTCAAACAATAGGATTGGTATAGGCACTGCTTCTCCTACATATCGTGTTGATATTCGATCTACAGGCGTTGGGAATGTAGCCAGGGTTCTTGCCTCTACAGGTTCTGGGGCCATATTTCTTTCTGAGGCTACAGGAAATGAAGTTGCATTGGCGCTCTTAGAAACGGGTGGATCACAGGAAATACTATTTTCAACAGGCGCAAATTCTTACATTAATGCTGGGTTTAATTTTGGTATCGGAACTTCCAACCCAGACAGCACGTTGCAGGTTAATGGTCGTGTAGCTGTTTTAGAAAATGATGACGATGTAACTACGAATATTGGCCAAGGTCTTTATACAGACAATCACATTGTAGCCCGTGGAGGCTTCCTTGGTTATAGGGGTTCAAATACTGATGGTACTCTAATTGGCGGTTATGGTTTTGCGAATATAAATAACAGCTCTGATTCTACTGGTTCTGGAGCTAAGGTTGTTGCTTGGATTGGCGGTGAAATAGAAACCTCAGATTCTAACGCCGGGCAAGATTCAGGTGGTCATATTGTTTTTTACACCAAACCAGAGGGTAGTGGTGCAGCAGAAGTAGCGAGGTTTACATCAGATGGAGATTTAACCTTAAACAATGACTTAAACATGTCTGGGACGATAAACATAGGAACTGTTGATTTTGGAACTAACACGATATCAGATGGTGTGATGACAGGGTCTTGGAATTTTGACTCAGATACGTTTTATGTCGATTCTTCAAATAACAAGGTTTACGTTGGAGCCTCAACGAGCCCTGTTTCGTCTGGATTAGCAGGTGTTGGTCAGTTTCAAATAGAAAATGATGCGTTTGCAGCTCAGCAAATTGTCACAGGAAACAATTCATCTGGAAACTTTTCTATTCTTGGCTTAATGAAAGCACGAGGGTCAACTGGGTCTCCAACCATTGTCTCTGACGCTGATAAGCTTGGAGGAATATTTGCACTTGGATATGATGGGGCAAATTATCAACAAGCTGCATCTATTCAATTTTTGGTAGACGGAACACCAGGTGTTTCAGATATGCCAGGAGAGATTCAGTTTCTTACTTCACTGGACGGATCAGCTTCTCCGACTCAAAGGATGTACATTTACAATGATGGTGACATCCAAATGGGATCATCTGGATTTTATTACGATAATAGCACTGGATATGTTGGTGTTGGTGGTATAACCACGCCAGATGCTCCAATTCATGCTTATAAGGGATCAGCTGGGTCTGTAAGTGCTGATAGCTCAGCAGCTATTGTTGCTGAAGATAATAATAATTGCTACATCAATATTCTTACTCCAAGCACTAATATTGGAGGGATTTTATTTGGTGATGAGAATGATGCTGATGCAGGAAGAATATTATATAACCACTCCTCAAGCCTGATGGAATTTTATGTAAATACAGCTGCAAGAGCTCATATTAATTCTTCAGGGGATTTTTATGTAAATACAGATACGTTTTATGTGGACGCCTCTACTGACGAGGTTGGGATTGGAACATCGTCTCCAGGGTCTATACTCCATGTCAGTTCTGATAGCTCTATTGATTGCACTCTTATACTAAATACGGCTTCCAATTCGGATAGTCCAAATATCTCTTTGAGAACTGGAGGTACTGAAAGGGCGAATATAGGGGTTGCGTCAAGTAGCTCGGATGTTGTTTTTTGGTCTGATAGCGCTGGTGGTCGAAACGCTGGGTTTGCCTTTTACAATGAAGCTTTCTCAGCTTCTGTTCCAATATTAAAAATAGATAATTCAACAGGCGTTGGAATAAATGTTGATTCCCCATCCGCTGAGCTTCATGTTAAATCTGATTCAGGAGACGTTAATCTTCGGTTAGAGTCTGATGACACAAATGCTTACGTTGAGATGAAAATGATTGGTCGTAAATCCAGTGCTGATAAGACTAGCGTTCTGGGGTATAACCATACTAATGATACCGTCGTTCTTGCTTATGATACTGGGCCAGTAAGTGCTCAGGGTATTAATATTGACTCCAGTGGGAATGTGGGTGTTGGCGTTATTGTGCCAGACACAACCATGCACATTGCTAGCAACTCAGACACGGAAACTCCAATTCTTACAATTGAAGATGAGGACACTACAGCAGGATCACGAAATGCTCGTATTGATTTTGTTGGAAATGGTTCAAGTATGGGGGCGATCCACGTCAATGATGTTGGTGGCATGTCATTCTGGGATGCTAGTGGATCAACTGTTGTAAATATTGATGTGAATGGGAATCTTGGCATTGGAACAACAAGTCAGGATGCTGAGCTTCATGGCTATGTTGATTCCGGCGATTGGATTACTCATTTTGAATCCTCAAGTGGAAGTAATGGAAACTGCTCGATTTATATAGATCGTGGTGTAAATACAAGAACATCTGGTATTCAATTTCAATTAACAAACTCATTAGAGTGGCAAATTGGAGTTATACGAAATGGAGGTTCTGTAACAAATGAGTTTTCAATTGTTAGAGGAACTGATATCAATGTTACGACACCTGCCATTCATATTGATGGAGCAGATCAGGTCGGAATTAATAATAGCAATCCTGGTACAACATTAGATGTTACAGGTAGTATTCGAGCAAGTAGTTCAATTTCTACTACGGGTGGAAATATATCCATCACTGGATCAGGTGGTTTTACTGTAGATACAACAGCATCAGTCGCACTTTCTATTGAGGGGTCGCCAACAACCGCTATAAATGTCATTGATGGAAATTGTAGCTTCCAAAATGACACAACTTGTAGCGGTCAGTTATTTGTTGGAAACTCAGGGAGGGCGCAAGGAACTGGAAACGAGCCTTTAGCTATCTATGCTTCAGTTTTGCAGAGCGCAAGCTCAGGTGATTTTGATTGTATCTCGGTAGACCCATCAGCAGCAAACGCTTACACAATCACTCGATTCAACATAATGGTAATTGAGAACATTTCTTTATCTGGATCAGCAGCGGTAACAGACGGTTGTGTGATCAGATATGATGCAGCAGCAGGAACTCACTTCTGTGTTGATGCTGGAACAACTAAAACTACTCCTGGAACTGTAAACGCTTGGGAGAAACGAAACGTAAATGGAACTGTGTACTACATACCAATGTATACCAGTAAGATATCGTAAGGAGGAGCTATGTTTCAGTTCAGTAGTAGGTCAAAAAAGAGAATGGAAGGAGTTGATGAGCGACTTGTTAAGGTAGCAGAGGAAGCGCTTAAACTAACCAAGGTCGATTTCGGTATTCCGGAATATGGCGGTTGGAGATCGCCTGAGCAACAGCATAAGCTGTATTTGGACGGAAAAAGTAAGGCCGACGGGCTTTACAAGAAGAGCTATCACCAATCTGGTATGGCTCTGGACGTTTATGCCTACGTTGAAGGCAAGGCGTCTTGGGATGAAGGCCATCTTGCTCAAGTAGCTTGTGCGATGTTTCAGGCAGCGATGAATCTGGGATATAAAATTGAGTGGGGCGGATTATGGAAGAATTTCCTTGATATGCCTCACTTCCAGCTGATGGAGGAAGCATAATGTTGAAGATAATTGGAAAAATCTACAAGGTGGCAATGTTGGCATACACCTTTATCACGAAGCCAGACAATCTCCGGATCGTGAACTCAGTTCTCAATATTGGAGAAGAGGTGGCCAAGCATACAGGCACAGACCTTGATAACGCAGCTCTTGCAAAGATTGCTACGTTTGTTCGAAATGAGACTAAAACGCTCATGCCACACGAAGCAAGGATTGTTGCAGCCAGAGTAAACAAGACAGACAAGGGATCGTTGAGAACGGTCAATCTGTCTATTGATAACAAAAAAGGAATTAAGGTTGGAACTCCTGCTGGATCGGTAAGCTACAACCATAACGATGGTTCAATTAGGTGGGGAAAGGAGTTCACATTCTAAATGCCATTAGCACCTTTACCACTCAACACCAAACCATATCAAAACGTCAGTGGCGTATCGAATACCGCAGCAGGTGAACGATACGTTAATGGCATTTTGGTTCCACGGGACGTTGGTGGTTTTGTTGCAAAGCGACGACCTGGGCTTTTATTGTTTAAAGATATCGGATCAGGTGCAGCTATTGATGGTGTTTATTGGTGGGCTAAACGAGCCATACTGATTGTTGTTTCCGGAGGAACGGTTTATAAGGTCACAGATGATACTGGAACTACAGTGAATCTTGGTGGAGTATCGCTTCAAACTGGGACTCGTGCGGTATTTGCAGAAGCCAGCTCCTCCGGAACGGATTACCTGTTTATTGCAAATGGTAGTCAGATTGCATACACAGATGGGACGACAGCACCTGCATTCCTTTCTGATGGGGATGCCCCTACAAGTTGTACGCACATTTCGTTTATCGACCAGTATTTGGTAGCAAACGACACTAATACAGATAAGTTCTACTACTCTGCGGTTGGTAATCCGTTCAACTGGTCAAACCTTGATTTTGCTACAGCGGAATCTAACTTCGATAAATCAACATTGCTTCTGGTTAAAAACCGGAACATTGTTATTTTTGGAGAAAGCTCTGTTGAGTTCTGGTATAACGATGGTGTTACGCCATTTATCCGACGTAATGACATCTTTGTGAATGAGGGAACGTTTGCAGCGTATTCAGCAGTAGATACACCTGTTGGAATATTTTTCTTAAACAACAACCGTGAAATAATCGCCATGTCACCGACAGGAGCTATCAAAAAGGTATCAACACCTTACGATAAGACAATTCAGGCTCTAAGCGAGACTGACGATGCTCAGGGCGATCATTACATCGTTGGCGGAAAAGGATTCTATGTTTTAACGTTTCCAACGGCAGAAAAAACGTATGCCTATGATTATGTGAATGACTACTGGGCAGAATGGGCCTACTGGCAAAGCTCTGATTTTGCGAGATACCTTGGAAACAACTACACGTATGCTGCTGGGTGGAACCTTCATATTGTTGGTGACTACAACGATGATAAGCTCTACACCAGCTCATTTGATTATTATGATGATAATGGAACTTTAATGAAGTGGCTCAGAGTCACTGGAAACGTGGATCATGGGAATATGGGTAGACGCAAGATGAACATCCGGACAACTTTCCGTATCAAGTCAGGTCACACGATCACTGGAAACGCCATGCCATACTACCTGTACCGAAGGAATGCAGACCTTCGTGGGTGGTCAAATGAGCATAAGATTCCAGCTCAAAAGCTTGGGAACAACTATCCAGAGCCAAAGCTTTACAGGCAGGGTCATTACAACATCATGCAGCATGAGCTTGCTTGTACCGATGCAATTGATGTTGAAGTTGTTGAGGCTATCGAAGAGTTTGAGGAGCTTGAGGTATGACAGTAATTGTCGAATCGCCCATAGGATTATTTGAAGATAATGTTCGGGAAAAAGATTGGTTCTTTACTCTATACCGGAAGCTTACCGAAGATTTAAAAACAAAGACATTTACAGACTTCTCCCCTACTCTTTCAGCCAGCGGGTCAATGTCTATTAGCAGCCCAAGTGTATCTTTGGCGAGATATGCTGCTATTGGAGAACTTATTTTTGTAGAGTTTGCAGCATCTTTTACTGTAGGTGGAACGCCTGATCTGAGTGTCAATTTTGATCTGCCATTGGCAGCATCTGGATCGATCATGCTTCCGGCAACAGTTAAGGATGGTGGCAATGAATTATCGGGGTTTGGATTACTTACAGCAAGTAGCGCAACAGTAAGCATAAGGAGATACGATGGTGGAAACTGGAATAGCGGAGGTTCGAGAGAGATTAGACTCTCTGGAGCGTATCGATCCACAGCAGCATATTAAGCGAATTACTACCGATGTTCTTGATGACTGTGTAGCGCTTTGTGGGCGCTGTTTTGAGTTTTCTAAGTTCGATGGGGAATTTGACCCTGAGAGTACCGCCGGAACAATACAGGCCATTAAGGATGGGCCTGAGCACCTGGCGATTTGCTATGAAGAGGATGGGGAGATAATTGGAATCGGAATCTTCATGCTTGTTCCATCGGTGGTCAATGTTAATCATAAGAAGCTGTACGAGGTAGCCTGGGATGCGTGTCCGAATATCCATCACATCAAAAAAGGGCGTGTCATGGTGGCGATACTTCGATATGTGTTAGAATATTATAAAGGACTAGCAGACACCGCCCATTTTAGCGTTCCCTGTGACAATACATCAGTCCGAATGTATTTGTTTAATAGAGGGTTCACACCGAAAGAAGTCCATTATGCAAAGGAGCTCAGGTAAAGAATGGGTGTAGAATTAGCTATTGGTGCAGCGATAATCGGAGGTGGCTTAGCAGTCGGCTCTTCAATTGCTGCCAAAAACGAGAAAAAGAAAGCAGCTCGTGCTATTGCCCAAACTAAAACCGGAGCTATCCGACAAGCCACTGATATTCAATTAGAGGCTCTTCAAGGTCAATATGACATCATCAGTAAATCCCTAGAAGATATTGGTTTAACAGAACAAGAGGTTATCGCAAAAACAGCTGAGGCATTGTCTTCTGCTGGAGAAGAGCGAACTCAAATTCTTACTGATGCTTACAGGCAAGCCGGAGTTGATCAACAACAGGCAGTTCAAACAGCCAGTAATATCACTCAACAATCCGCTGTTGTTCAGCGAGACATACTTGTTGATGGATTCACGAAAGCTGGCATGGCCGAAAGCCAAGCTGTTGAACTTGCTGCTATTGCTCAAACAAATGGTATTCAGGCTTCACAGGCTGCATTGGAGGACGCTTACTCTGGTGCTACAGCTGAACAAATTCAAGGTATCCAAGATTCTCAGGCTGTACGTGAATTAGCTGTTGAAGATTCAACGTCAGTAATTACAGACGCTGCTCAGAGCGCTACAGATCGTCGTATTCAATCACTTACTGGGGCTGGAGCTACACAGGAACAGGCTGCTCAAGATCAGGCTGCTGCACAAACAGCTGGGATTACAGGAGCTGCCGATGCGCTTACCGGAGCTCAGCAAGGGGCTCTTGCAGCTACAGAGGCAGGAATTGAAGATGCGAGACAAGCTGGATTAACAGGAACTCAGGCAGCTGCTGACGCAAGAGTATCAGGAGTTGGCGACGTTAGGGATATTCAAACAGGTGGAGTTTCTAATGTTGCAGATATTTCTCGTGGAGTCTTATCTTCTGCAATTGGACAGGAGCAAGGAACTCAAACACAGCTGAGAGATCAAGCCTTGGATGATGTTAGCCGTGTGGCTGGTATTGAAACGAGTGGTGTTCAAGATGTTTCAGGTTTACAAAGACAAGGTGTTACAGACGTTGCGGATGCTCGCTCTTCTGGTATCGGGGCATTGGCCTCGGCTCAAGCAGCTGGTGCTTCAGCTACTTCTGATATAGCAGCTCAAGCTGTTAATGACTCTGCTGACACGCTGACCACTGGTGTTCAGGGTGGGGCAAACCAAAGAGTTCTTAGTGCAAATGAAGCAGCCTCTGCAAGAGAAGGTGCAATTGATACAGCTACAGGACGTGTGCAAGGTGTTCGAGATGAGATTGAAGGATTGCAGTCCCAGAACCTTGAGCTTGGTGATGCTGGTGGAGGCTTGTTGTTACAAGCGCTTAATCAAGACATCACTCAATCGCCACTGTATCAGCAACGACTAAAAGCTGCTGAGGAGTCAATCAATAGAAATCTTGCTGCAAGAGGATTGTTTAATTCTGGGGCAGCCTTGGAGCTTTTACAGGAAGCAGAGCAAAAGATTGCAGCTGAAGAAACTGCTCGTCAGGTTCAGCTGATTAATACTGCTTTGCAAAGTGGTCAATTTGGACAAGGCGTACTTAGTAACGCCATAAGCGGTGCTGGATCAAATCTGAGCAATCTCGATTTGCAACGTGGTGACGTTCAAGCTGAAAGAGCCTTAACTACAGGTGATATTCAAGCTGGAGCCACTGAGCAGGTTGCTGACATTCGATCCAGACAGACCCAACAAACAGGAGATATCCGAGCTCGTGAAGCTGCTGAGCTTGCTGATATTGAAGCTGAAAGAATCGCTGGTCAAACTGGTGTTAATGTTGATCGAACAACAGGATTGGCAAATGTTGGAATTACTGAAGCTGAAAGACTATCTGATATTGATCGTGCAGCTGCGATTGCAGAGTCTGGAATACGCCAAGCTGACATTGGTAGAACAGGGGCTTTGGCTTCTGCTCTAACTCGTGGGATTGGTGAGATCGATGTTGCTGAAGCATCTCAACTTACTGATATACTTGCTGGAGCAAGAGGTCAGGAAGCTGATATTCAAGCTGGTACAGCTGAGAGTATTGCCGATGTGGAAAGAGAGGCTGCAATTGCCCGTAGTGTAGCTCAATCTGGAGCTGCCTTAAATACTGGAAATATCGAAGCAGCAAGAGCCTCCCAAACATCTGATGTAGAAGCAGGTCGAATCGGAAACGTATCTCAGATACAATCTGAAAACGAGATTAGAATCGGAGAGCTGGACGCACGACGAAGCGAAGTGATTGCAAGTGCTGAGTCAGAAGCTAGAAAGATAATTGGAGAACTTCAGGCCCAAGGTATACTGGGAACATCAGAAGGCCAAGCACAGCTGGCACAACGACTTGGTGATCTCAGAGCAAAAGCCGAAACCGATATTGCTGGAATTGAGTCACAACGTGCAACGTTGCAAGGTCAGATTAACTCTAACCAGGCTCGTAGCATCGCAAATACTCAAGCATTATCTGAGGCAGATCAGGCTGGATCAGCTGCAAATGCTGCTCTTCAAACTGGAAATATTGCAGCTCAAACTGGGTTGAATGTAGCTACTCAGGATGCAGCTAATGCTACACAACAAGGTGGAATCCTGGCTGATCAAATCAGAAACGCTGGATTATCCACGATAAATCAGATTGGAAAACAAGCCACAACAGATGTTACAAATATAGGTGGAGAAGCATCTACACGAGTAAATGAGGTATTAAATATTGCTGACATTGATGCAGAAAAGAAAGCTCAGATAGCTAATGCGAATATCGGAGCTTTTAATACGATCGCTGGACTTGGAACAAGCCTGTTTAATGCTGGTGTGTCGGGATTTGGAGGCGCATCCGGATTTGGTGCTCCTGCTGCTGCACCTCAGACAACGCAGGCTGCTCCAACGGCTGCACCTATTGGTGGGTTCCCTAACAGAGGGATATTGAGCGAAACGATTGCTGGAGGGTTTACACCTCGAACAACGTCAGCCAATAATTTTGTATTTGCGACGGGGTAATTAATATGGCGTTTGGACAATTTTTAGAGCCTTTGGCTAACAGATCAGAAAGATTAGCAGTAAGACAACAAAAGGTGGGCGATCCTCAAGGGGAAGCTCAGGTGAGAGGTCTGCTGTTCGACGCTATCTCTAATGCTCCTCAGCGATTTGCACAAGGAGAAAAAATTGGCCAAAACAGACGACTCAGAAAAGAGACCCAGGAGGTATTTAACGCACCGAGTGCTAAACCTTCTCAAAACTTGCAAAGACTTGGAGAGGCTGCTGGACGAGCAGGTGATATTTCCAAGGCATCAACACTCACAGAGGCTGCTGGCTCCGCCGACAGATCAGAGAAGAAGCAGAAGATTAAAGACCTCTTGAGCTTCGGAGAATTAGTACAGTCTTCATATAAAACTGAACTTAGTAGAACAGGCGATGAGGATAAGGCTTTAGAGAAATCAAACAAGCTTTTACAGGGATTGTTTGACAGTGGGCTGGGTGAAGATGTCCGTCCAGCTCTGGAGTTTTTCGCTAATTCTGGAAGGGAAATTGATCTTGGTAGTGATAGTACAAAGGGAAGCGACTTCACAATTGAAGCTACTGAACTTGGGCAAGCTGCCAGGGTAAATAAGAAGACAGGTAAGGTGAAGCTTCTTTTCACTGACGATGGGAAGCCTGTTATGAAGTTTGTATCACCAGAGCTACAGAGGCAGAAAACGATTGCTCAAAAAGAAGGTGAGCTTGGAGTCAAGAATAGCGAGGTAGCTCTCAAGAACGCTGGGTACGTTCCGGCCCGATTATTTCATCTCAATAACGAGGTATTCAAAGATCGGATAATTGATGCGACAGATACAGGTCAGCCTTTCATTAAACTTCGTCAGGTTCCGAATAAAGATGTGGATTCACTTACTCAGTTAGAAAATGTCCAGGATCGACTGGTTCTTGCTGTAGGAAAGTTAAAAGAGTTTGGTATTGAGCCTGATCCAATAACAGGCAGAATACCACTTGTTGGGGAGGCTCTTGTTGAGCTTACAAAAGACCCTAAGTTTAAAGAGGTTAGATCAGAGTTTGGACGTATATTGAACGATTACCGAAAAGCAATTACTGGTGCTCAGGCAAGCTTTGCTGAGCTTGGTCAGATCAAGTCTACAATTCCGAACCTTGAGCAAGCTGATTTGGAGACCATTATCCGGACATCACTTAGTCTTCACAACGAAATCGGAGACAAGGTCAATCTTAGCTTGAACAACCTGGAGAGCTCCGGATTTGATATTGCCAACCTGCGAAAAGAGCGAAAGAAGTTTGAAGTTGAAATCCCCACATCAGATCAGAAGTCAGCGGGTAAAAGACTTGGTGGTTTTGCCAAAGATATTACTGGCGTGATCTCTGATGTAGAAAAGAAGCTTGGGCGAAAATTGACGGAAGCTGAGATCAACATTCTCCGCAAACGTCAGGGAGGTCAGTAATGGCTGGTGGAATAGGGCAGGATTTTCTTAACCTCATCGGATCGGATGATGGAGTCGGGGATGACTTCAATGAGCTCATTACCACGACACCCGATAGAGCCTTAGAGAAGAAAGAGGATGAGAGAGATAATCGGATCACAGAGTCCGAGCTTGATGCTATTGAGGAAAAGAATCGACCAGGCCCGATTAAAGGAGCTTTTCAGACTTTCAAGTCAGCTGGCCGTGAACTCAAGCAGCTTGGGTCTGCAATAAGTGGAACCGTGAATTACCTTACGCCGGTACTGAAAGAAGCTGTGCTAATGCAGGGGCTTGGCATGCAACCCTTTATCAAGAATGAGAAATCGGCCACAAGGAAGCTTGCTAAAGATGCCAGTGTGGTTATCCCTGAATTGATTAAAGCGTCTCCAGAAATTGTTGGTGGACTCATTGAGGATTTTGGCAGATCATTTGGAACTGAGGTTTCTGACGAGACAGGCCAGCTCCGAATTGATAGAGACGTTCTTTCAGAGAAGTTCAGAAACGCTCCAATTGAAACGGTTGGAGATTGGCTTGTTGTTGGAGCGATTGCTAAAAAAGCAGTCAGCTTGGCTGGTAAGGGAATTGCTAAATCTTCCGGAGGTATAGCTGCAAGAGAGGCTGCTGAAGAGGCTGTTGATCCACGAGCCGTTCAGAAGGCGTTTGATGGAGATAAGGACTTCATGCTGGACGTTATGGCTAAGATGGATGATAACGATAAGGCAGCTGCATTTAGCAGGGAAATCCACCGAGCGACAAAGTCTCCCACCCCTACTGTAAAGGATCGGTTATTCGACAGACGAAGAGCTATTTTATCTACAAGCAAGGCTGATTTAGAAAACCCTGAGTTTGTTCGTAAGGTAGGTAATAGAGTGAAGTCCAACCTGGAGAGAATGGAGCGAGTGGAGAAAGCTAAGCTTGCTGGTACTTTAGGTAAGATTGGAAATCAGAAAGTTGATCCGGATTTGCTTTTCGGTAAGATGTCTGAGGACTTGAGAGAAAGTCTTTTACTCAGTAAAAAGCACCTTGCCAGAAAAGGCCCATTTAAGGAGAAAATTAAGCGTGGTTTTAAAGACACCACTGTTGAAAACTTCTTGGATGAGATTGACTCCAATACTACAGTTCGTGAACTCAACGAGATCAGAAAGCGATTGGATGAAGGGATTAATTTCGGAAATGAAAAGGCAGCGGATAAAGCGCTTAAAATTGCTCGTCGTAACATCGATGATTACATTAAGAAATTGGATGGGGCTGAAGATTACGCCAAAGAATCGGAGCGTGTTCGAGATCGACTTCAGGTATTCTTTGACAAGCAGAAGAAGATAAAGAAGGCAGGTGGTGGTGAGAAGTTTGGGAAAAGCTTCCTACAGTCACATGAGGAAGTAGACTTGCTTCTTGATGCCCTGAACAATTCAGACTCAGCTATTGCTCAGGCTTTACGGGCTGACATTGAGTTACTTGATGGTTGGCATACCTGGAACAAGATGTGGAGCATGAACAAAGACCTTATCCCTCAGTTCTACGCTGGAACACCTCTAACTCTTGGTTTGAGAGCAGGAAATGCAGTAACGCCTCAACTTGCAAAAAGCGCTGTTCGTAATCAACTGAGACTTGGCCCTGTTGGAAAAGCAATTCCATCGGCTGGTCAAGCATTAACGGGTGGAGCGATTGGTGTCTCGGCGTCAGATGCGTTGCAAGACATTGCCTCACCGCTTCAGGATCAGGGTCAATAGAATACCTACCAGTAAAGCGTTTGTTGGCTCAAATATCTGCTTTAAAAACTCAATCACGGGGTCTTGATTTGGAGACATAAGTTCCGCCGACATGACCACTAGAATGGGAATAATTGCGAACCACTTCATCTTTCTTCACCTTCCTTTTTGTTAGTATTTCACCGCCAAACAACTTCTTCAGTTGATCGACTTTATCTAGCTCCTCAGTAGACATCTCCTTTTCAAAGGCATACTCAAGTTCTGACGCTGACCACCCATATTCGGGCCTTGGAAAGCGATTGTCACCAAAGAACACGATCTCTCTTTTGAGCATAGGGGCATTAAAAGATTTGATCCTGGCGCTCTTCTTAAATTGTTCCCAGTTTCTGATGTTTGTAAACGCACAAAATTCCTGTAGTAGCTGGTTAAAAGAGACTTTGTTGGTTTTGACCTCCAGTGGCACTTTGTCTCCCACTTTTAGGCCGAAGTATTTTTCGGGGTTCTGGAACATCTTCACTACGTCGTTGATCTTCATCGGGCTCTCCATAAATCACCTCCAGTTCAATTTTATTCTTTTGATTTTTCGGACGTTTCTCTGCGTTGAGCCTGACCTCTGACACAAACTTTGGAGTGTCATCCTTGAGTATCCCCTTGGACACCAGAGCATCCTCTATGAGCTTTGCCATATACCCACAATTCGACGAATCGAAGGGCTGTTTCTGAAATATGAATCGGAAGGAGAGGATAACTGGGTATGCGTTTACAGGCTTTAACTTCTGGCTCTGGATGACCCGAATAACTTCCCAAGCGTACTGCTTCTTGTGATCCATCCTACGTCGCCAGTGAATGCCACTGTAGATTTTGTTCGTGCTAATTTTCAGCACCATATCGAACTCTGCTTTAAAAATTGTTTGCGCCATATTTTTCCCTATCTGTTGATCTTACTAATTTCCACTGTCCCTTGATGATTTTTTGTTCAGCTATCTCGTAGCCATCAATATAGGACTTGCTCTTGCCATCGAATTGCTTAATTCCAATCCGTGTTGGTGGAGCCCCATACCGAGCCTTGGGACTGTAGAAGAGTGTGGGGTAGATTTTATTCTCCATGTCATATTCTTCGTAGTATGGAGACATAAATAGGGTGGTATGAGAAATCTTGAAGATGTCCGACGAACCCTGAATGTCATCCAGTGAGAGCAGTTGCTTCTTCTCCTTATTTTCCCTTTTTTTGATGTGAGATACCAATACAACAGGAGTTCCTACCTTATCAACGAAGTCGTTGAGAAGCTTCACTGTCTCCATCTGTTCTCGCCACTGACGTCTCTCATCCACTAAGTCAAAGTAGTGAAGGTGGTCAATGATAATCAGATCAACGTGACCATGAATATCCTGTAGGATCGTGTGTATGGTGTCTTTGTTGACTGTTGGGTATGTCAGCTTATCGTAGAGATAAACGTTCTTTAGGCGCTCAAGTAACATCTCCTCAGCTTGTTTCTCGAATGGTTCAATGCCTGGAATATTGTTAAGCCTATAGGCTTGGTAATCCGGCAACTCAGAAAATTCCCCATTTCGAAACTTCTGAACAATTGGTGCATAAATGAGCTTCCATTTTTCTGTATCTGCAAAATCGTACATATCCCCTTCCAGTCTGACAAAAGCAACTTTTTTACCTCTGATGCTGTTTTCCATTGCCATGTTTGATACGGCTGTTGTTTTACCTCTACCACTTTCACACGCAAGTAAGTTAAAACTACGTGGGGCAATGCCACCGCCAAAGTGGTAATCAAGGTAATCAATGCCCCATGTGCAAAGGTTTCCTGGATCGACGGAGAGACGATTCTGCGTACTTTGCCTGATATATTGCTCAGGCTGGATAAAGTGACGCATAGACTGATCTCCTTCTTCTGCTGCTGCTTGATATTAATACCCACGGCCTCCACCTTTTTTCTTCTTTTTCTTTTTATCCGACATTTTCCCTATCCTCCTCCAGCTACCGTCTTCTTGGACTAAGTAGAATTTTTCTCCAACGATTAAATCGCCAGGTTGTTTCTTGGATCGTTCGTTTGGCCAGTGCCACCATTTATGTTGTTTTGCTGCCCTCATTATCGATCTCTTCCACCAATTTATCCTGATACCATTTTGTCTTTTTTAGGTCTTTGTCATGGCTTCCTTTGAAGTTCGCTCTGGTTACATATTTTATCACGTTGCCTTTCAAGAAACCTCTAAACTCCTCTGGTGTGAGCTTAGCTTTTATGATCTTGATAGACTCAATTCCGCCCTCAGTATAGTGATCCGGATTGTTCACTTCTTCTATGGAAGAAACAGGGTCTCTTCCAAGAAAGTTACATAGAGACTTCCATAGCTCAATAGCTTGATCTCGATCCAGGCCAATACCGTCTCTCTCCCTTGTTCCGTGTCTTGTAAAACTTATTCCAAAGTTGCTCTCCAAATCATAAGGGACGCCTTCAATTTGTGTGATACGGTAAGACAGTCTTTTGTTAAAGTCAGTATGCTCGTGCATAAATTTTTCTGCTAACTTTGTTTTTAGCACCATCAGCTCTTCTTGTATTCGAGCGCTGACTCTCTCTCTGATTCCAAGTTCATCAACGACATCTATAAACATGTTTTCAAATTCAGTTCTTGTCATACATTTCATCTATAATTACTCCTTCTGGTTGATATCCCTGGATACAAGACTCCTGTGACGCCCTGGTTATTTTGACCCTGAAGTCTTTTTTACAGTGATGACACTGTAAGGTAAACGAGCAGGTGATGTTGTCCCACAGCGGGCGGAATAACGTGGTGGTCGGCTTCTTGCAACAGGGGCTTATATACGAAACTTGATTACGAAACAATCTTCTTCTTGATTGCACTGGACTTCTCCGCTTCGAAACACTTGGTACAAAGTGATACTGGTGCATCAGGAACTGTTTCCGGATTCTCAATTCCACACTTGATGCAGCATTCAACAAAAAGTCCGGACTCTTCAATTTCCCCCTGTAACTTTGGGTCAGGCATAGTGACCACAGGGTTCAATACCATGAGAATAGCTGCAACATCCTCAACTGTTTTTATATTTTGAACATTAACTCGGTATGCTTTTGTTTTCATAATCATATCCTTTCGTTTGTAGAATCTTTGAGGTGCTCAAGGTCGTCACGCAACCACTTCAGTAATATCAGGCAACCAGCCAATAAAAAGAAAGCTTGCGGTTGAATATTTTTAGCTAAAAAATAAACACCTAACCCAAGAGCAATCAACTCAATTAATGCAACAAGAATTATTGTATACATTCTGCGTCTACTGTTCATTTAAGCACCTCCAAACAATCTATGCTAATCTCCGTTATCTTTTTATCTACAATCACAATAGCCATGACATACCCATAGATCTCTGAAGAATCTCCTTGAGCTTCATAAACATAACCGTCTATATAGCCTACCTCACCGAAGAAAGGGCTATCTTTAAGATTAATTTTTACTCGTGTTTTATTCGACATTATTACCTCCAAACATTTTTTTGAGACCAAGTATGGCCTCATGAACCGACACTTCTTCACAGTAAGCAATGTAAAAATCAATCACACTTCCTCCAGCCCCGCAACCAAAACAATGAAAGCTGTTGCTATCTGGGTAAATGGCCAACGATCCATTCTTATCCCCACGACCATGAAACGGCAGAGTGCATCGTGTCTTGTATACTGCACCCTGTTTCTTGAGTGATAATCCCATTCGTTCCGCAAGAGCCATGATGCTTACATTTCTCTTGATATTCTCTACACTCAGATCAGCCGGAAACTTCATGTCGTACTTCTCAGTCACTGAGTAGCGAGTGGGCTTCTGGTGTGGAGAGATAATTGGAAATGCTGCCTTGATGTCATCGAGGGTGTAGAGGTTTTTGCTTTCATAGATAGGTTTCACCAAGAAAGGGCTATCTGGATTTTTGAGGTGGTTAAAGTGTGGCATACGAAGAACCCTCGTGACATCGCAGCATCGTTCGTCAGATTTGAAGATAGGAACAAACCTCTCTTGTAGGAATATCCTGTAATCTTCAGCGACCTGCTCCGGATCATCAGCGCTGACCCAGCTTTCACGTTTAAATATCCAGTAGACGTGATAGCCATTCTTGGATTCTACAATTAATGATGGCAGTAGAGGCGATTTCTGAATTTGTCCTAATATCTCTTGCTTTCCACCTTCCTCGGTGTCGATATCAAGGGCGATACATCGGATGGCTTTCAGGTTCTTAATTTGCCTTACGTCGGAATGGAGTTCCTGTACGGCAAAGAAGATTCCATATCCACGACCATTCAGCTTCTTGGCCTCTTCCAGTGTGATAGGGAACATCCCGTTCTGTTTTACGTCATCCATAGCGTAGAACTGAGTTGTCATTTATTGAAAAGTTTACTTAGCACAAACCACAATAATGCAATTGATGCTAAAACAACAATAAAGCAGAGAGCGAATAATGGGCCAGTAACAACCTCACCTTGGTCTGATAAGCATTCATCCTTATAACTTCGATCCTCTAACACCTCATGGTGTATAGGGTTGAATGGACTTGCAGGGTTTACAGGGTTCAGTGGGCTGGCTGGGCTTGCCGGACTCAGTAGTAAATTATTCATATTAGCCTTTCTCCTTCAAAAGAAAATTGTTGTTGATTGCTTTAAAGGATATGGTTCCGTCTTCTTTTTTCCGGATAACAATACCTTCAGCTTGTGTTTTTTGAAGGGTAGAAAGAATTTTCGCTTCTTCAAGTAGATCGTCAACGGTGTGATCCAATATAAGGTATTTAAGAAATGGGACTGTCGGAAGCTGCATTTGCTTAAAGTATCTTTCAGCATCGGAATGACAGAGTGGGTGAAAACCGTCAATTGAAAACATGGTAAAAAAGAAAACTTGATGTCCTTTTATTTTGTATCGGTTTTTTTGAATACCCTCACCAACAAGCTCTCCCTGAATGGCGAAATTTTTCATGCCTTTAAAACTTCTCATTTTCTTTTCAATATTATTTTCTATGGCGTACTTCCAGTAAGTGTTGTCCTCACTTCTTTCCAAGTCCATATTCCTACTACAGACACCAAACTCACCTTCGTTTAGGTAGGCTGTGAATGAAGTTCCATCCAGCTTTTCAGTGACGACAAATTTCTCACCTTTCCAGTCTTCAAGGTTTTTTGATAAGTTTTGAACTCGCTCCTCATCCGTCTTTTTAACGAAGCTTGGGAATGTGCTTTTACATACCCCAGCTAAGTTCGCTGGTATAGGTGGCTCATATTTGAAAACGCCAAACCACTCAGATACATCTTCCCCAATTTCTTTATCTGCAATCGGCTCATCTGCTACAGGCTGTATCAGACCTTGAGATATCTGACCTCGTAGCTTAATTGTTTTTAAGACGTGAACTCGTTTCTCCTGTTCTTCGTGGATTACTTTTTTTTCGCCTCGTGCAGCAAGAAACTCAAATCGCTCTAGTTTTGTTGGAAGACAAGAATCGATCTCGAAGTAGTAGACTTTTTGTCCAATCTCAAACTCACCCTTCCGAACAACAACATTCCATCCATCAACTGAAGCCAGCTCAATAGCATCTGCATCCTTGATAGGGTTGATATCACTTATTTCCCGTATTGTTACCATTTTCCTCATTTTGCATCTTCTCCAATCACTGGAAGCATCCGACGTCCTTTGTGCATTACAACGAGCCGTTCGATATCCTTCCGTCTTATTCCGTCAATTCGATCTAGGTTCCATTGCTCCATCAACCTCCTGGGTGCAGCATCCTTTCCGGATTCCGCTTCTCTTCGAAGGTGGTTGTGTTTTGGAACTTGTGTTGCTATTACTTTTTTCATTGTCCAAAAATCCTCTTTGCACAATCTGAGCAAGTATTGCAAGAAACCCCTTTAGGTGTCTCAAATCCTTTTCCGCACTTAGTACATTTACTCACTGTGATCCTCCATATCTGAACTGAGACATATGCAAATTGTACATGTCCTACTTATATATTACCTATTTTGAAACTGAAATTTATCCAGCTTCTTAAATTTAAAGGCGTCAGATATGTGTAGCATCACTTGAAACTGATTAGCCAGAGGATTTCTGTACATAAATATTGCATTCACCAGTGACCAAGATAGGGCTATCACCAAGGTTGCTCCTAGAATTATTTTTCTTTTCACCGCTCTCCATCCTTTCCCTTATTTTGTGAAATACAGCTGCAAGATATCTGTATTTTGGGTGCATTTTAATTTCAAGAATAAACTCTTCGTGTCTTTGAATGCACTGCTCTCCGGAAATCCCTTCCATTTCTACAGGGAGCTCACAAGCAAGCATCGCACAAAATTCTTCAAATCTAACTTCGTTGTATGGTATTGAGTTATCCATTTTCTTCTCCAGTCTTTTTGTTTGTGTCAATGATCCCTTGAATCATTTTTATGGCATCCCTCACATATGATGGGGCCGTATATTTATCTTTGTAATCATATGAAATCTCAGTTTCTACCTCACGAAAGATTCCAAAGTCAGAATCAAATTTCACCTTTACTACAAGCTTACTATTCACTATCCCACCTCCATTATTCGTTCTGATTCAATTTCCTGAACCAAGTCACCATAGCTCAGGAATCGTCTATCGCCCCGTATCAATCGTTCCATTGCTCTCAATGCAGCTTCGGGGCTGAATTTTGCAGCTCTGATGTCCTTGAGGCAATGGTCACACCATATTCTGGCCTTAGCTTCAGGTTTTGGCTCTCTGTGATCAAGGAACATCTCTGAAGCAGCTACGGTAAACTGACTTGTAAACTCACTTGGCGTTATCGTTGTCATTGATCTCGTCCTCTTTGTAGTAGTCCCTTTCCTTGTAAATCGGATGATTTCGTAGTTGGTTTCGGGAATACATTTTCCAGTCATAATCAATAAGATAATTATGGGTGTTTCCGATCAGATTATATTTCTCGTCTGATATAGAAACCTTGATGAACAACCTCATTCCTGGAACCTTAATCGCTGGTGGTCTATGAACGACATACTGATCCAACCTAAGAAGCGACTTATCTTCGTAGGTTAACGCACAGTTTTCATTTGCCTGTCGTTCAAATTGTTCCATTGAAACGATGTGATCATCACCGACCTTAAAAGGTTGATGATAGAACACCGTGGGCTCCTTGTCGTACCAGATGTAATTGATGTCATCGGTAAGGAAACCGTCAGAGTGGCAACCTGGACGATTGCCAGGGTTGTCCTTTGTGCAAAATATATTTTTCACTGTTAGGTAAACGTATTTCCCAGTTAGATCGTCAGCGTGTTTAATGATATTCAGTATTGGAAGAACAAACTTCAGTCGGTCTTCCAGTATGAATGATTCAGAGTTTGGCATCTTAACAGGAAGGTAAAGATAGGCCATCATCTCATCAGATTGAACATCAACAACGCCGTATGTCTTTGGCATTTCACCGTAGTATCGTTTTCCCATCACCACTTATCCTCCATATCGTAGAACTCAACAGGACCAACGGGCTGCACTGGCTGTTGAACGGCCTGTTGCTGGGCAACCTGTTGATTGATGTTGGCCTCATTTTTCAGCTGTTCCAATACACCCACAACCCTCGTAATAGCTTCAGCCATACCTGTAATCAATGTGTCCGTATATCCTATCCAATCCTCTCGGTTCCTAAAGAATCGATCTCCATGCTGAAAGGCTCTATCGAAGCCCTTTCGTCTCTCATCTCGTACTTCCTTCAGGTAGAAATACAAGCAGTTCCAGATTCGTATTACAGCAGATGGCTCATCCTTAACTTCTCTGGCCCACATTTCCTCCGTCTTCTTTTTGCCTGCTTTCTTAGGGTAATGGCGCCAATAAAAGTCAAACCCGTAAACATTAGGTTTCGGACTAGAACCAGTTTGTACTTCTTCTGTTTCGAAAAGCGTAGTTTGTGCGATCTCGTTGGCTTGCTGATCGGACTCAGATAAAATTTCCCCATTGATTTTCTCCAGTTTTATGATTGCAATAAGACCGACGAGCGCTAATAGCTCATCCTTGTCCATCAGTGACGTCCTCCATGAACATAATCTCTTCAAAGCCACCCATATTGTTACGGCCTGACTGACAATGCTCTAAGAACTTACAACGACCTCTGGCCTTACCGAATCGCTGCTTAACACAATTCTCGTTGTACTCCCCTGGATTCTCGGCGTAGATCGGATCATCAAAGACGAGGTTGATCGTTTGCTCTAACCAGATGAAGTCGGCTTCTGTAGGCTTGTATCTCAATACCTTGATAATTGGATTTGAGTATTTCGTCTCTACAGTGATGTAATAAAACGGATGTAGCTCTCCAGTTCCTCGGTATCTCAAGTAGGGATATACAATGCACTGAAGACGTTCCCACCTGGTGGCATTCATGGCCCATCCTGCAAATTCGATGTCCTCAGTGTGTTTGATATCAAAGAACCCAAAGTCCGGATGAAATAAGTCAGCCTCTCCAGTGAGGGCCAGCCGTGATCCGACAAGCATCTGGTTAAAGTAAGCCTTGGAAGCCTTGTCTCCAAACAGGTCTTTTACCTTCATATCCCCAAACTGCAATATCTCCTTACAGCTGAGGTTAAGAAGGTGTTCAGCTGCTTTTTTAAGGCGTTCTTTTACGTCCTTTCCAACTCCCTTGATGTCTTTCTCTGGAGTTTTAAACCCAAGAACATAGCCTTCAAACAATAGTCCCATAGCGGTGTTTCGAGACTGCATGAGGTTGGATACGACCTCTTCCGGCAAATCCTGTGACAATTGAAACATTCGAGGGCAAGTCCAATAGTTTTTTAAATTGGACTGCCTGTAAACAGTGAACTCTTTTTTCTTGAGTTCTTTTTTCTTTTTATCTACGTCATCCCCTGTAAAGTATTCCATTATGATTCAGACTCCTTATCTCCAAGCATCGCAACAAGCATTCTCTTTATCTCTTCCGGAATATTGTCAGGCATTGTAGACATCATGTGTTCTTTTTTTGTCATCATCTTGATCTCAATATTTCCATTAGATTCATTGTAGTTGTAGCTCACATTAAAAAAATCCTTAGATTCTGGGTACAGTTCTTGAACCACATGAGCCATCTTCATATTTACAAGACCAACTTCAGCCTCGATCTCCTTCAGAGCCCTCAAGTGGGGCTCTGACTGTTTGGAGATCAACTGAGCTTGAAGGATCAGATCGTGCAGCTTCTGCTTATCATCACCCTCAGGAACGTTAATAACCTTCGGCATTTGCGTTTTCTCCTAACTCCATCTGGAAGTCGTTAGGCTGCATATCCAGCTCAACGATATCAATAATTTCACCGCTCTCAAGTCTGGCAATCTGCTTCTTTTTCTTTGCTGGTTCATTGAATAACCACATAGTCGGAACCTTTTTGGCAATCTGCTTAGAAGCGATCTGAGAAGCTAAGTTCTCTACTTTCTTTTGAGCGTTCTTCAATCGTTTGGCAACATCTGCTTTTTCGATTTCAATTTCAGCCAGCTCTTCAATAGCAGCTCCGATCTCTCCGGACTTGGCTTCATAGTCTTCTTTGTTCATGGGAACCGAAACGGTATCTTCTTCCCACTCATTCTTTCTCGATACAAAATTTTGATCCTGCATTAAAATCCACCTGCTTTCATTTCTTGGGGCTGAGGCTGGTTAGCACTAAGCTGCTTGATAAACGCCAAGTGTTCCTTGATGGCATTCTGTAGCTCTTGTGGCATTCCAGACCCATAATTATCAAATACTCGCTGTAAAACCTCTACGCCACTTACATCAATGTCACAGAGTTTCTTTCCGGCCAGCTCACCGTTTTGGAACACATATTCTCTCGGATTGGCAATCGGAGGTGGAGACTGCTGATTTTGAACCTTGCCGTGTGTATTGGTTTGGTCACTGTCAGCATTGTCATCAATAGCAAAAAGGCCATTCAAGGCATATTTTCTAGCATAACTTGAACAGGCGCCTGTAATCTGAGAGGAATCCATACCCTTCTTCTGAGCCTCTTCTCTAGCATAGCCAAACACAGAAACACTAGCGCCAGTCGCAGAGTGAGTGAGTGTGGCAGTAGCTCGGATATAGTGCCTGTCGCCGATGACCTCTAATTGATCGGATAATAGGACAACACAACCTAGCTTATTCAGGTGCGGTTTTAGTGCGTCCAATACATCCTCAGCACTTCGGTACCTGTATTTTCCGTAACTGTTGAACTGAGACTTTGGGGCTTTTAGGTCAGATTGAATCTGTTTTAATGCCTCAAGAACTTCAGTGCGTCTATCGTGAATCGTTATGGGTTCTTTTGATTCAACTCGTCGTTCTAGCTGTTCAGTCATTATGCTTCCTTCCTTGTTGGTTTATTGATGACTTCTTCCAGCTTAGCTGTTCGAGTCTTCAGTGCTTTTACTTGTCGTTTCAGGCGATCCTTGAGCGTCTGACTGATCGACTCCTTCCTTAGCCATCTCTCGATTTTCTTGTTTGTCTCCAGCATCATGTTTCTCCTTTAACTTCTTATTTTCTTCTAAGGCTTTAGCCAAGATTTTGTCAGACTTCACGTCCTTTTCAAAAATGAATCGCATTCGGTATCCATCAGGATAGTGCTCTTGATAGGTTTTATGCCTATCAGTTCGATAACCTTCAATAACAGCTAGATCAGCTGGTGCATAATGTTCATCAGAACAAATATGACTACCAATGACTTTTCCGTTATCGGCTATGGCATAGCAGGTTTTCCAGCCAGGACTACCACCATTTGAAAATGCTGTAATGTAAGGTAGTTCCTCTTCTGGCTTATTGTGTGGATTAAATACGACAACGCTACGGCCTCTTGTTCCAATAAGGTGTTGTCGGAGATATGTTGCTGCTGCTTCTTTAGTTGTCATCTTTTCTCCTTGTAGGACTCAGTTGCCTGAGCGATTTTAAGTTAGAACCCTTGTTGGTTGCCTGGTGCCATTTGTTGTGGCAGTGCTTGAACTGGGTCTGGTTTTATTGATGCGCCAGGATCAGGCTTTGCAGCCTTTGGCTTAGCCACTGGCTCCGGAAGAGGGTCACTGACCATCTCTGGGGCTGGAGCAGCTTCTTCCAATACTTCACTGGCTGGGACGGGTTCCCGATTATTTGTCTCTTCGACAACTTCCTCGGCTTCGTCTTCCTTTACTTCGAGGTAGGCCAGCCCTTTTTGCATGGCCTCTACTGCCTCGTTAGCGTTCAGGCTTTTTGGAGCCCCGAATACGCCATTCAGTGCTCGATTGATAGCTTGTGCTTGTGTTCGAGCAGACACTAAAACTCCTTCAGCTGGAATCTCTTTCAGCTGTTTAATTAGATAAACTGCCATGGGTAGTTCCTTTCCTTACAACTTTAATTTGTCAGCTGTTGGATCGACGATTGTGTTTTCTGGATTTTTAGAGTTTGGATACGGGTTTTCTGTACCAAGTTCCTTTAAATCCATCCCAAGCCACATAATTGCCTCCTGCAACTTTGTTATTGATAAGGATCGTTCTCGACTTTTCCTTCCAGAGTTTTTCAGCTTTTGAAGTAACTCGTCGATATCTCGCCTTAATTCTTTGTTTTCTACAATATAGTTTTCCATTATTTTTCCCCTACAAACCTGGGCCTTTAGCCATTCCTGGGCCAGCTGGCGCTGCCTTGGCTTTGGGCTTAGACTTCTTGTTTTCCTCTTTTGGTGCTTCTGGTGCTTGCTCTGGCTGCTCTGGCTGCTCTGGCTGCTCTGGCTGCTCTGGTTCTTGAGTTTCCTCAGCTCCAATTTGACCAGCAGATTTTAAGGCATCCTCCATCACCTGCTCTTTAGTGAGGTTTGCAGGGCCGGATTGTTCAGACGCAGCGCCTTCAACCTTTGGAACAGGCTTCTCAACTTGTGTATTAGCTGTTTGCAGTGCTTTTGTTGCTTGAGCAATTGCATCAGTTGTTTCCTCATCAATAGCTCCTGGCATATCAACAACAAACTCGTTGATACACTCAATTTTGTTGGAATACTCGCTTGATCTTGTTGTCACAGAAATCACGGAGATTCCGTACTCTGGAATATCTAAAGCTTCAACGTTCTTCAGCTCGTGGTCAGTGTTAACAGACCTCCATTTAAGTTGATCCTTCATTAGTAACCGCCTCCCTGCTGGCCTTGGTTATATTGTTGTTGGCCTTGAGGTTGCTGGTATTGACCTTGTTGTTGGTTTTGTTGCCGTTTGAAGCCATTAACTTGAGCTCCAGGCATATGATTGATCTCAATAGAGAAGCTGAGATCGTCGGGGATGGGGAATTGTGAAAATACGCTGATCTGACCGATCTCATTCCACATATTCTTTGGGCCATTTTGAGTTTGAATCTCTTTGCCCTTTACTACCATTCTAAATCGCTCTACATTCTTTTGCGGTTGTCCTTGACTCATAATCCATTTTCTCCTTCGTATTCAGTTGAGTTCTTTTGTTTCTCTTCTTCTTTAACGGCTTGCTTTAAAAGCTTTTCCGGATCGACAAGGTACCCTTCTTTATTTATCAAGTATGGTCCCATCACGATCTTGTAGCCGTTATCTTTTAAGTATCGTCGTACACCAATGGATGACATTGGCCTTCCGGTAAACATTGAAGTTATGTGTGGAGCAGCTTTTCCAATGCTTCCATGCTTCCAAACAGCTTGGAAAATGTTGTACACACGTCTCTTCACGTTATAAATCCGGCTACGACTCTTTCGCTTTGTCAACTATAATCACCACCTCGCTTTGTATTGAAATCGCTTCAAATTTGGGACGTTATAACTATAACACCTTATAGTATACGATTCAATACATTAATTCTTTTCAACATCCCCGATTGTTACGGTCTTATCTTCGTCAGGAACTGGCAGGATGGGACACCACAAATCAGGTTCATCAAGCCAATTAAATCCTCGTGAGTCAATCCAGCAAATCTGCTGATCTGATGTTACCGTTGCTCTTGCAACGTGCTTCTGTTTGGAGCTCAAGCCCCGATTTTCACCATAATAGATTAAAATCTCGGTTTCTATCGGGGCTGTTTTAATTGGTCTCCAGATCATACAAGAACTTCTCTGATGTATGTCATCACTGACTCAGACCATCCGCTGATGTGAGTCCAGGGGCCATATCCAATGCCATTTTGATAGTTATTGACGTTCACAATGAATCCTTTGCCTTTTGGGGCTGAGATAGATTGGTGAGACTGCTCATCTGTGATGATTATGATGTTGTCATAGCCTTCACGGTCGGCCAGCTGCTTTGCGTCTTCGGTGTATGTTCCACTGAACTCCATTGATGTCTTAATTGCGTCTGAGAGAGCAAAGCCACGCCGTGGCGCTATGATCCGAGCTTCCATTGAAAATGCAATCACCAACGGGTCTTCACATATTTCTCGAACGATGATGGCTAATGCACAAGCAGCATCAAATCGATCAAGGTCAGATCGTTTTGACACATTGGTTCCAACCATAGAGTAGCTATGATCCACAAGTATCGCAGTACGGCCAGGAATTTTTGGCATCTCAGACAGGGATCGTAACATAGCCTCTTCCAAGAATGGTTCCAGCTCTGGGACGAATCTAGCTGCTGCCAAGAATCGGAATGGCAATACACGCCGGAACTTTCCTGTCTTAATTGCCTGAATAACCGTGTTTCGGTCTACCCCTACATCCTTCATGTTCCGAAGGTTTCTAAGTAAGGCTAAGCCACCCAGTTTATTCTCTCCAAGAAGACGTTCCCATGCCTCTTTCTTATTTTCACCACCGGACAACGCCACTTCCCAAGTGTCAGGCACTTGTAATGTGCCATCAACAAGCCGTTTGAACATCTGAGCCTGTTCAACAGTAGCGGGTTTGGCATGGCAGAGGAAAAGAGCGTCACGAAGCTTTACTTCACCATCTCGGTTGTACTTTGCCAGCTGATACTCATCGAACTTCATAAACGCAGCAGCCAGTCCTTTTTTGACCTGAGCTGACAGCGGTTGCCTGCCATCTTTCCAATAGATCGCTAGGAACTCCGTAATCTCATCTGGACGCTGAATAACTCTGGCTAGTGTCTTCGATACAAGAGCGCTGTCAATCCTCTTGCCTGCCTTAATTGCCTCATCGACCTTCCTGACCATCTGACGAATGAGGAATAATGGGATGTGCCTTAAATGCTGCTCCTCTCGTGCTTTAATTGCAAGCTCACTGATAAAGGACAGTCCCACCTGATCACAAAGTCCAGATATCCGATCAGTAATCGAGACGCCATCCTCATAGAAGCTATTCTCCCAAAGTAGGCAGCTCATAACAGAGCGCTCAAGTTGTTGTGCTGGTGAAAGATGCGAAGCTCTCGCTCCTTCGTTAGTGTAGATTTTTCGTTTCTTGTTTAGTGTTGCCATTTGTCTGATCTCCTTTGTTTTGGTTTTCAGCAATGGGCTACTTAGGTTTAGACCTTTGAGGGAATAAGCGATAACAGAGATTTAGCGCTCTAACCAGCTGAGCTACCCGCCAAAGTTTCCCAAAGCGGAGCAGGAATCGAACCTGCGACCTCTCGTTTTAACAGAACGAAGTATCTGCTATCTTCGCCACTCAAAGGTCAATTTGTTCTTGTGTTAATTGAGGGAACAAGCGATATCGGCCATTTGATGTCTAATGCCTTACCATTCAGCCACTGAGTAAATTTACTCAGACAGGATTCGAACCTGTACACGTCAGATTTGAAGTATCCGGTATCTACGCCACTCAAAATATCAAGCTTAGCGATGAGGGAACAAGCGTTTACAGAGTTTTTCTTTCTATTGCCTTACCATTTGGCTACCAATCCTTTTCAGGACTGATCTGGACTCGAACCAGAATTACATAGACCCATTCGAAGTAACTGCAAACTTCACCACTCATACACTGTTAATTTAACCTTAGTAGCAAGGTACAATCGAGATCGGTGTCTGTGAAAACATCCAAAGTTTTGAAGTAACCGACCTCTTCGCCATTGCTGAGTATAACTATAATTATTTATACTATCCTAGTCAATAGTTTTATTTACCTCCTATTCTGCCTTAATTGCGCGTAAATCAGGCCAAACCGCCATAGGGCAGTTTCTACTTATGGCGACGATTCCGTGTGAGTTTCCATCGCTGTAGGTTCCAAGAATATTTTTCTTTTCATCATACTTTAAAAAGGTGTAGGTTTTGTCGTCTCCAACCAATCCTATTTTAAAGCTTTGGCCTTTTGTCATTCGATCCCTTACAGGTATTTCGTTTTGCATGCTTAACCCCTTTTTTAGTTCTTTGATATTGCAAATTCTACGTTAATTTCTCCGAACTCCATTATCCCAGTAAAACTATTCCCCTTTCTGAGCTCTTTAACGTCTAATTCTGATAGATAGTCCATCAGTCCAGCCATACGGCCCTTGTAGCTCAAATTTCCGGCCTTTTGGCGTTCTTTGTTGATAAGGTTGATAAATAATTCAGCGTTGTTCATCTTTTCTAATCCTTTCAGCTGTTAATTCTAGTTTTCTGCGATATTTGCTTGCCTTTTTAATTGAGGCATTGTCTAAGTATTTAAAATTTGTATGAACGCCAATAACGGCATGTGTATTTTCTTCTGTTCCTTCTATAACAAGAAATCCGAGGCTTTTTGGGCTATGTTTGCGGTCTCTTTCAAAGGCTTGTTTTTTGATATCGGCTCTCAGTGAATCCGGATCAAGGTATGGCGTGTTAATTGTGTCCATGACTTCATAATAAAATTGATCGTCATCTTCTTTCACTTGATCCACAATAAACTGGAGTATTGAGCCTAGTTTGTGTTTGTGGTCTAAGCTGGACAATTTTAACCAATCGTCAACGTTATTGCTGTAGCTGGAATAAAATCCGCTTTTATCGGTATATCTTTCTTCTATGTATTCGGTAAAAGCCTCTTTGTTTTTTTGTAAGAATGCCATTATTTCCGGTTTATTTGGCGATATAGCCACATTTATGCTGTCATTGTGGAAATTGTATTCCCTTGGCGATGAAATGCTCTGAAACTCGATAGAATAGACGTATTTTTTAAGCCATTCGGCAATGGTATCAACCGCAGATTTCGCCACTTCTTCCCTGTAATCTTTTTCGGCCTGTCTTTGGGTATCAGTTCCCCAAATGTCGCACAATTCGTCATTGGTGAAGTTATGCTCCTCGGCAAGCCAATCAAGTTCGCTCCCATAGTCTGATTCGAACAGTGTTGAATAGAATCCTGGAAACTCAGGAAGCCAAGTTTCTATTGCTTTAATTTCTTTTTTTGTAGTAGGCATACCATACTCCTTTTTTAGATTGCTTGTGCTATTTGCAAGCAAGTGAACCAATAAAACGATAGTGCAAAAACGATCCATAATAATTTAAGCATTAATTCTCCCCTTCTGGTAAAACCGCTGTTGTGTAGTTCTTTCGTTTTGTACCACCGTTTTCAATTGGCCATGCTTTTGTTAGGAAACATTCAAGCCTTCCATATATTGAAGCCATTCGTGTGATGTGGTTGTAACGATCTCTGCTTATTCGGCGACCATCGGCGCTAAATCTTGCAGGCTTTCCGGTTCGTCTCGTCTCGATTAATTGAATGTATTTCATTTTTTTTCCCCTTTGCTCTACTTTCTTCGTTTGCTTCTCTTATAATACGCAGGCAATCCTGTTTTAATTCTTCGTTTGTTGGCTCCCTTCCCAGTTTTTCTTTTAATACCTCGTAAATTGTAGGTTTTGTTTTTGACATTAATAATCCTCCAAAAGGGTGTTTAGCTCTTCAATTCCAGCAGCTCCGAACATTGCAAAAAGATCACGGCTTGCTTTTTGGCATTCCTCATAAATTTTAAGCGCTTTTATACTGTCGTTGTCATAACCGAGGCTGTCGCACCAATCTTCAAAACTTATACCGTGTATATGGTCGTTTGAATCCATCAATAGAGACCACAAAACACCCTTAACATCCGGCCCTTTTGGTTTAACCATCCAAGCCCCCCCACCGTGTGTTGTTAGGTCTCTCTCCATCTTCCACCCATTTTTACGCATTCTATGTATATGAAAACCCGTGTCAGCAAACTTTCTATCACGATGACCAACACCCATAGAATAGAAGCCTTCCATAGAACTGCCATTGTATTTCAGCGTGTATTTGAAATGATCCATTTCGGCTTCATCCATTAGACCATCTGGACGCTGTTCAACAGGTTCAAACGAAAACTCCACATCATCAATAATACTTTTCTCTTTTGTAGCCATAAAAGCCACATCCTAAGCTTGATATTAAAACTATAACATAGGATAGTTATAAATGTAAAGTATTATTTTTCAAACATCTTCACAAAACAAAGAAAGTATGCTATAATGAACTCTGTTCCATACTGTTAAGTAAGGGCAAATTCAGTCTATTCAATCTCAAAACGTTTGATCAATTGAAGTGTACAAAAAACCTCTCATCTGTTCAGACTTTACAGCCTTCTCATACATTAATAAATTATTGGCCTTTATATGAGAGTTTTTTTGGTTCTTTTTTTACCTTGTTTTTCGGCCTGAAATGGCGTGTTAAATCTTCACTACCAAAGCCACCAAACTACTATTGTTTTTTATCACTTCCCCACCAACAAAAAGCGTAGTATATTCGCACCACATAAACTACTCGTTTGAATGATAATCGGATTCATCTATTCAAATCATCACAGCACCTGCCAAAACCTCTAAATAACAGCCTTTTATAGCGTTTTTAATAGGTTATGACTTTAGCCTATACAAATACCCACCGAGCAGCCAAATAAGCATCAATCTTGAGTTTTGTGCTCAGACAACTATCGGGTTGGATAGGTTTAGGGAATTGTGGGGTTCCTCATTTAAATTGTTTGTTCGCTTGTAATTACTGGCAGTTTTCCACAGGTTATGCACAGCTTGTCCACAGGAAAATAGTTGAGGCTGATTCGAGGCTGGATAGCTGGCAGTTGTTGGAGC